CGTGGACCAGGACTAAACCATAGTGAGACTCACGCGAGCGCAGTACGAGGCGCTCGTGGGTGGGAAGCGCATCCCGCGAGCGCGAGCCGGCGACAAGTGGTGCGATCTTTTCGCGTCGCAACTCGATCGCTCGCGCGGCCTGCAGGACTACGAACGCGAATTCAAATTCCTCGCTAACCGCAAGTTTCGATTCGACTTTGCGTGGCCGAGTCTCGGCGTCGCCGCCGAGGTCGATGGTGTCGTGCATCGCATCAAGGATCGCTTTGCGCGCGATCGCGAGAAGGGCAACCTCGCGGTGCTGCACAACTGGCGCGTGCTGCACTTCGCGCCCGCGCAGATTAAAACCGGCGAGGCGCTGAAGACGATCGAGGCCGCAATCTTTCGCTGAAGTTCTTGCAAGCACCCGCGCACGCGGGTAAAAATCGCGGCCATGCTCCCCGGCGCTGCCGGCATATCTCGGTCGCCCTTCGGGCCATCCGTGAACGGCGCCTGTGGCAACGGGGAGCGCCACGCAGGGAGGTGTGTCATGGTGTCCACAACCCTCACCGTCGTCGCGCTCGTGCTGTTGCTCCTGCAGGCGCTGTCGGTCAAGACGCTCGCGCGGCTGCAGGAAGGTTGGCTCGGCCTCGCGGCCTACGTAGCCGCCGGCCTCTGGGTCGCGCTCAAATTCCCGGGCGGCTAGACCGATGCCCAGCACGTCGCCCAAGCAGGCGCGCACCATGGCGGCAGCGGCGCACGACCCGGCCTTCGCCGAGAAGGTAGGCATCCCGCAGAAGGTCGCCAAGGAATTCAACCGCGCAGACAGCGGCGGCGCGCTGCTCAAGCAGTCCGCGCAATCGCGCGTGCTGCGCTCACCCGGGCGCCAACGTGCCTGACGATCGCGTCCGCACGTTCCCGATGCATGGCCGGCGCTCCGAGGCGGCGAAGGCCCGCGCGAGCGTCAAGGAGGCGCTGCTCAACGCGTTCGACAAGCTGGGCAACGAGGCCTTCTTCGTTGAACTCGGACGCGGCAGCGCGGAGGACCGGCGCTGCCTCGCCATGATCCTCGCGAAACTTTTGCCGATCGAGGTCGCAGGCTCGCTCGACACGTCGCTCACCGTGTGCGTGGTGACGCAGTTGGGCGAGGAGATCGCGGTCGCGCTCCCGCGCACGAAGCAAGTCCCGCAGGACGCGGTCCCACACCCGGCGCTCCCTGCTGCCGATGTGGGCCGCGTACCTGTTGGATGACGCGTGCTGAAAATCCCGAACGGGTTCACGCCCCGCCCCTATCAGGCGAAAGCGATGCTCGCGTTCGACGTCGGCATCAAGCGCGGCGTCTACGTCTGGGCGCGCCGCTCGGGCAAGGACGTGACCTTCATGCACCAGATTTGCAAGATGGCGCACCGTCGCATCGGCGCGTACTTCCACATGCTGCCGCTCTTCGCGCAGGCGAAGCGCAACGTGTGGGACGCGATCGATGACCAAGAGCGGCGCATCATCGATCACGTCTTCCCGCAGGAAATCCGCAAGTCCACCAACGAAACCGACCTCAAGATCACGCTGAAGTGCGGCTCGGTGTACCAGTTGATCGGCGCCGACAGCTACGACTCGGTGGTCGGCGCGAACCCGGTGGGCCTCGTGATGTCGGAGTACGCGCTCATCGACCCGCGCGCGTGGCAAATCTTCCGCCCGATCCTGCTGCAGAACGACGGGTGGTGCGCGTTCATCGGCACGCCGCGCGGCTACAACCACTTCCACGAGCAACTCCAGATCGCGAAGCGCGAGGACGACTGGGACTTCTCGGTGATCGACGCGATCGACGCCGGCTACATGACGCAGGCAATGATCGACAAGGAGATCGCGACCGGCATGCCCGAGGAACTCGCGCGGCAGGAGTACCTCGTGGACTTCAGCGCGGCGAACGTCGGCGCGATTCTCGGTAACCGCATCGAGCGCGCCGAGAAGGAAGGCCGCATTGTCGAGGACGTCGATCACGATCCCAACGCGGGCGAGATCGTGGTGTCGAGCGACATCGGCTACCGCGACGCGGCGGCGTGGTGGTGGTGGCAGGCAGTGCCCGGTGGCTACAACCTGCTCCACTACGACGAGGACACCGGGCTTGAGGCGAGCGACTGGATCGTGCGCCTGCGCGAGGTCGGCCTGCCGATCGCGCGCGTGCTGCTGCCGAAAGACGCGAAGTCGAAGACGATGGCCTCGCGGCACTCGGTGCTGGATCAGTTCCTGCAGGCCGGCATGAAGTGCGCGATCGTGCCGCAGACCCGGATTGTCGATCGCATCAACGCGGCGCGCTCGGTGATGCCGCGCTGCCGCTTCAACCGTCGCCGCTGCGCCAAGGGGCTGCAGATGCTGCGCGACTGGGGATTCAAGTACGACGAGGAGCGCAAGACCTTCTCGCGCGAGCCGGATCACAACTACGCGAGCCACGGTGGCGACGCGTTCAGCTACGGCGCGACGATGGTCGCCGACTTTGTCTCGACGCCGCGAGCGCAGGACCGCTACCGCGACATCGGCCAGCCGGCGAACTACGCGTTCTCGCTTGAGCAACTCTACGAGGACCGGGAGGGCCAATTCTCAGGGCGGCACTTCTGATGCTCGCGCTCGCGGGCTGCACCGTGATCCGCATCGATGCGCGCGATTGCGTGCCCGACGTGCGGATCGATTTTGGCTTGATCGTGATCCATTCGTGCAAGGGAGACGACGGTGGCTGAGAGCATGGACGAGCGCAGCCAGTTCAAGTCGAAGAGCGACCTCTACGAGCGCGAACTCGGCGCCGCGAAGAAGGAACTGGAGAGGTGGCACGAGACGGGGCAGCGCGTGGTCAAGCGTTATCTCGGCGGCAAGACCACGAACGCGAACTCGGTGACCGACGACGGGGGCGTGTTCAACCTCTTCTGGTCGAACATCAACATCCTCAAGGCCGCGCTCTATGCGAAGCAGCCGCGCGCGGACGTCTCGCGCCGGCACAAGGATGCAATGGACGACGTGGCGCGGGTCGGCGGGTTGATCATCGAACGAATTCTCAACCTCGACATGGATTCGCGATCGAGCGACTTCGACACCGCGCTGCGCCACGTCATCGAGGACCGGCTCGTGCCCGGGATGGGGCAAATCTGGATTCGCTACGAACCCTCGTTCACCAACCAGACCATCCAGCCGGTGAAGGGGCCAAACGGCGAGGTCATGGTCGAGGGCGGCGACTTTGAGGTGATCGCCGACGAGCATGTCGCGACCGACTACGTTTACTGGCGCGACTTCCTCTACTCGCCCTGTCGCACATGGTCGGAGTGCCGCTGGGTGGCGCGCGGCGTGTGGATGACGCGCGAGAACCTGAAGAAGAAATTCGGCAACGCGATCGGCTCGCTCGTGCCGCTGCAGAATCCGCGCGGCGCCCGTAACACGCTGCCCGAGAACGACCCGTGGTCGAAGGCGCAGGTGTGGGAAATCTGGTCGAAGGAGTACCGCACCGTGTGCTGGAAGGTGCTGGGGTTCGACAAGTTGCTCGGCGAGCAGAAAGACCCGCTCGGGCTGGAGAACTTCTACCCGTGCCCGAAACCGCTTGCGGCGAACGTCTCGACCTCCGCGTTCCTGCCCAAGGCGGACTACACGATGCTGCGCGACCAGTACGTCGAACTCGACGTGGTGTCGGCGCGCATCGCGCTGCTGGAGGACGCGATCCGCGTCGCGGGCGTGTACGACAAGTCGAGCGCGCAGTTGAACCAGTTGATCAGCAACCGCATCCAGAACGTGATGATCCCCGCCGACAACTGGGCGATGTTCGCCGAGAAGGGCGGCATCAAGGGCGCGGTCGATTGGTTCCCGCTCGACATGGTGATCACCGCGCTCGACAAGCTGCGCGAGGTGAAGCGCAGCCTGATGCAAGACCTGTACGAACTCACCGGCCTCTCCGACATCATGCGCGGCGCGACGGTGGCGAGCGAGACGGCGACCGCGCAGCAGTTGAAGGCGCAGTACGGCAGCGTGCGGATGCAGTTCATGCAGGGCGAACTCGCCGAATTCGTGCAGACGGCGCTCGGCATCAAGGCCGAGATCATGGCCGCGCACTTCCAGCCCGAGACGCTGATCCGGCGCTC